GGTGATCGCGCGGGACCGATCTCCCTCCGCGATCAAACTCGCTATTGTATTATAAACCAAATGTCACTAGCTACCGACTACTTACTTTTGAACATCGGGCATTCCACCTTAAAGTGGCATCTTGAGCGCATCAAAAGCGGATCGTTCACCGTCGATCAAGTGGCTCTATTTTATCAACCAGACCCGAAGCAACCGACTTACAACACGGTCAAGAAAGGTCTGCACGAGTTGCTCAAGATGAAGCGCGATGAGCTTCCAATGATGTTGCGATGACCCAAAGCGAATACGTCAAACACAGCGGTCTGACCAAAGGTCGCGTTTCTCAGTTAGTCTCTAAAGGTATGCCTTTGGACTCAGCAGAAGCAGCGGACGCTTGGAGAGGCTCTGGAGCGCAAAGGAGGAAGGCTGCTATCGAAGCGAGCCACATTCGCTCAGAGCCGATAGACGGACCTTACCGCCCACCAGAAGCCGAAGAGAAGGTTGATCGCTCGCAGGTGGCCAACGACACTCCGCAGGGAGCGTATGAGCGACAGAAAGAGATTGAGCGAGCAGCGTATGGTCTAGCCGTTGAAAGCCTCAGAGCGCGATCTCTGGACGCTGGACGCATGGTCTCGGTGCATTCCACCGCCGCCAAGAATCTCATTAACTCAAAGCAAGACGTTCTGGATCTTGCAGAACGAGAGCGCAAACTGGTCTCTGGTGATTGGGTTAAGAAAGCCATGCTGGACCATGATGGGGCGGTTGCTCAGTTGTTAAAGTCGATGCCTAAGCAGTTGGCTGGACGCATTGCACCGCACGACCCAGAACACGCTGAGCGTGAGCTAGAGCGTTGGGTTCAAGACGTTTGCCTTAAGACATTGCACCAGACTGACCCATGGAAATCCTGAACTGTCAGAAGCCGCGAGGGTTGGAGGCTCTCCGCCAGAACAAGATCGCGCTTCGAGCCATTGAGCGTGACACGGTTCTACGGTTTTTGCCAATCGCAGATGACAAGCCTTCGCGCATTGATGGGTTTATCTGGAACCAAAACTCTGGCGTAATTACCGGAAGCTATGAGGTTAAATCTCGGAATTACGGACTAGCAAAGCTTGAGTCAACCTACGGCAACCAATGGATGATCTCATGGTCTAAGCTTCAAGCCGCTCTTGAGATTACGAAGCATTGCAAGATTCCGTTCTGGGGAATCCTGCACTTGGAACCAGACGGTCTGGTGCTGATGATTGAAATCTTCAACGAAAACGCGACTTGGGGCTGCAACGTGCAGTTGAGAGACAAGCTGATGGATGGAGTCAACGAGCGTATGGCGTTCTTAAACATGGCTGAGGCTCGAAAGCATCGGATTGAAGAATCCAATACGGAGTTGTTCTGATGCTTGATCTACAGCGAGAAATCCTAGAGTTCCGTCGTCAGATTTACCGTCCGTCTCCACGGCAGACTGTGGTGGAATGGAGCGAGTCAAACCTCACGTTGACACAACGGCAGACTGAACATCCCGGACCTTTCTCAACCGCTGTTCGTCCATATTGCCGAGAACCATTGGAATGCTGGAAAGATCCGTCAGTGTCTGAGGTCACGTTATGTTGGGGATCTCAAACCAGCAAGACAACCACTTTGATGGCTGGTCTAGCGTGGGCAATTGACACAGAACCTAGCCCTGCTTTGTGGCTAATGCCTTCAGAGAATCTGGCTCGAAGCTTCAGCAAATCGCGCTGGATGCCATTGCTGGAAGATTGTCCCGCATTGGTTGCGCGGTTCCCAACGGATCAAGACCAGATGACGAATCTGGAGCAGCAATTTGACCGATGTACTCTGACCTTTGTCGGTTCAAACTCACCGGCAAATCTAGCGTCCCGACCTGTCAGAATCTTGGTTGCTGATGAGGTGGACAAGTTTGCCGAAGCAACAGCGAAAGAAGCTGATGCGCTGGACCTCGCAGAGCAGCGTCTTAAAGCGTTCAGCAGTTCCAAAGCGTTCTTTACTTCAACTCCGACAACCTCAGAGGGAAGAATCTGGCAGCGTTATCTTAGAGGAGACCAGCGACGGTATTACATTCCATGTCCGCATTGCGCGCAATACATCAAGCTGGAGTGGAAGCAAGTCACTTGGGACAACGCGAAGACTGAAGAAGGAAGGCCAGACTGGCAGCAAATACGGACATCTGCTCACTACGTTTGCCAACTGTGTCAGGGTAAGATTTCGGATTCCCATAAAGTGGCAGCGTTGCGCCATGGGAAGTGGATTCCCGAGAATCAAGCGAGCCTTCCAAGCGTCCGATCTTACCACTTGTCGTCTCTTTACTCCCCAGACCGCAAATGCACTTGGGGACATCTTGCCGTCTCATTCTTGGAAGCCAAAAGCTCAATGATGGGATTGCAAGGATTCATCAATGGTATGCTCGCGGAACCGTGGGAAAACCAAGAGTCCCAACAAGAGCGGGTTGAGATCGTGTCCGATGCTGGACTCCCCGAAGCCAGACGCTACCTAACCGCTGACGTACAAGCCGCTGCTCCGTTTATCTGGTGGGTCTGCCGAGAGTGGAGCAAAGGAAACTCCCGTTTGGTTGCTGCCGGTCACGCTGATGACTTTGCTGCATTGCGAAGGGTGCAATTGCAATACAACGTCCACGACATGGACGTTGGTGTTGATTCCGGTTTCAACACCCAAGCTGTTTATGATGCTTGCGCTGAGTTTTCTCAAAGCAGTGGAAACCCGATCACTTATCCCTGCGGTCTGCGTTATCCACCAGAAGGAGGGCTGAGAAAGCCCATGCTTATCGGTTGGATGCCAATGAAGGGACGCGAGACCGGAGCGCGATTTACCAGCAAGACTGGGGCAATCCATCCCTTTGGCATTACCACTTCAACGTCAATGCGGACTGATGCGGTCCAGCCTCTCTTGGTCTTTGACACTGAGCATATGCGAGAAGTTCTCCAGCGGCTCCGTAAAGGGTCCGAAAGTCATCAATGGACCGTTTGCAGTCTACCCGCACCGCTTGAGGCTGAAGGAGCATTTGCGAGCGATTCAGACACCTACTGGAAGCACTTGGACTCTCACGTTCTAAAGCCAACAGCTAACAGATCGGGAAGAATCAAACACTTGTGGTTCAAGCGAAACACTCGCTGGCCAGACCATTTGCACGACTGTGAGTTGATGCAGTTGGCTATGGTCATGCTTTGGAATGATCTAGCTTCTAGCACTTCAGAAAATTCTGGTGGTTGACAGATTATTCGCTGTGTGAATAGTCCGCTGAGTGTTGACTTACACAGTAGCAACCAAGCGTTCATATTTGCGTACTACCTACGCAAGTCTTGGAGCTTTGACTTTGCTTCAAGCTTTGACTGCAAAGCTTACGGTTGCGGCTTCTGCTATTGAATCTGGTCAAGTTGTCCGCAGCACTTCTAGCTCTGACGTTTCCGTTGAGTTCGCTGAACCCGGTAAGGGTTCCGCCTCCGCTGGTGAGATGCTTGAAATGTGGGAATCACTGCTGAGTGATTACGATTACGCTGTGGTTCTCCTGAATGGAGATGGCATCACAAGCCCTTCCGATCTTCAGATTTACAACAAGATGCTTGGCAGTGTTCTTGTTGCAACGACTCGCTATTACGGTGATTTCACGCAGTTCCGTCGTGAAGCCACAACCAGAATGAGCTAATGGGAATCCTTCAGACCATTGCTAACAAGCTTTTCCCTCCTCCCGTCAACAAATACGAGGGAGCCGGTCAGTCGTTGCGTCGTTCGTATCTTGATACGTCTTACACTTCGGCTCGCTTTGATGTAACGAGTTCAACCCGTCAAGCGATTGTCCGTAAGTCCCGTTTCTTTGAGCAGAACAACGCTGTTCTAAACAGACTCGGAGATCTGTTTGAGAGCTACACCGTTGGCTCTAGCTTCTCGGTTCAACCTGCTTCCAGCGATCCTGCTTGGAATCTCAAAGCTAAGAAGTGGTTTGATGTCTGGAGCCGTTATCCCGATATCGGTTCTCGCCAGTCTTTCGGAACCATGATGAGCCAAGCGGCTCGCGGTTGGTTCTTTGATGGTGAGAGCTTTATCCTTCTCACTAAAGGTGAGAGCGGAAAGCCGAGACTTCAGCTTATCGAAGCTCAGTCAATTGCGACTCCTGTCGGTATGGAGTCTGATTTAACCGTTTTCGACGGTATCCGGTTTGACCCTAAGACTGGACGCGCAATCTCGTATTTTATCGGTTCAGAGAAGACGCAGGGTAATCTGACAGACGTTCGCTCAATTGGTTCCGACTCGGTGGTCCATATTTACGAACCGAATCGTCCCGGTCAGCTTAGAGGTCTTCCGTTTGTCTCTGCTGTAATCAACGACCTGCACGATCTCGACGACTTGCAGAAGTTGGAGATGGAAGCTTGCAAACTCGGTGCTTCCGTCGCTCAAATCGTCAAGACTGTTAGTGGTGAAGTCCAAGCCAGCAACCTCCGCGCTGGCACTGCTTCAACGACTCAGAACACCGCTGAGAATTATTACGAACAGGTCTTTGGGTCTGCTGTTAAAGTACTTAAGAACGGTGATTCATTTGAGCAGTTCGCAACGGAACGTCCCGGTGTAAATATGCGGGAATACTGGCGACAATTGACCGAGAAGGTCTGTGCTGGTGTTGGTATTCCTTACGTTCTCGTTTATCCCGAGTCCATGCAGGGAACTGTCTATCGCGGTGCGCTAGATATGTCTGCTGTGTGGTTTAAGTCTCGACATCAAGTGATGTCTTCAGCGGCTCGTCGTATTTACGAGTACGTCATGGAGTACGCTATCAAGAGCGATCCTACGCTCAACGACGCTCCGTCTGACTGGTACGAAGTAGCCATTACGGCTCCACGCTCCCCGAATGTTGATGTTGGCCGTAACTCCGCTGCACAGCTTGCAGAGTTGGAGGCTGGCATTCTGACTTACGATGAGGTCTACGGTGCGCGAGGACTTGATTGGCGTTCTTCGCTAGAAGCAAAAGCACAGCAAGCTTTGTTTGTGCGTCAACTCGCTGATAAATACGGGGTTGATGTATCTGAGATTTCGGTGATTCAGAAAGAACGTCCAGCGGCTAGTGCTGCACCGGCTATTGACATTGAAGATGATTCTTCTGAATCTCCGTCTCCAGTTGCTCCGTCAGAAGGTGGATCACAACCGCTTGTTGTAGAACAAACCGAAGTGACCGCTTCAGTCAAAAAGCAACGTAAGCCGCGAGCCAAGAAAACCGAATGAGCTTCACCAAGAAATCAGATTGGCTCTATTACTCACCGGCAAATTCTGCTGGTGAGACTTCAACCATCCAGATTTTCGATCAGATCGGTGAAGACTGGTATGGTGGCAGCGGTCTGTCTGCAAAGCAGTTTTCAGATGTTCTGAACGAGATCGGCAATGGTCCGCTCTTGATTGAGATCAACTCTCCCGGTGGCAACGTCTGGGACGGTCTCAGCATCTATAACCAGCTTCGCGGTCGCAAAGCTCCGGTGACCACTCGGGTTGTCGGAATTGCGGCTTCAATTGCTTCCATCATTGCTCTTGCCGGTGATCGCGTCGAGATGGCCGATGCGGCTCTGATGATGATTCACGACCCTTCTGGCATGGCTTCCGGTACTTCGGAAGATATGCGGAAGATGGCTGACGCTCTGGATCAACACGCCGAAGTGTTGGTTGGGGTGTATGCTAAGAAGACCGGACGCTCTCCCGAGTCCATCCGCGCTCTGATGAAATCGGAAACTTGGTTCACCACCGCTGAAGCTCTGGCTTTTGGTCTGGTGGACAAGCCCATCAAACAGCTTGCGATGGCTGCTAAGTGGCATCCACGAGCCGTTACCAAGACCGCTCCTGAGACGGTTAAAAACAACCTCCGCAAAGGTCTGGAGCAGTACGCTGAAGGTTTGGCTGGTGATGGTCTTGAGAAACAGACTGTGACTGAGGCTGAATCCCTCGTTGCTGGAGAGCAGCCCACCGAAGATAAAGTCGAGAAGGCTAACGCTTGGTGGGGTCGCAATGAGCGATTCTTGGAAGCAGAGCCTAACACTCCTGCCGATGTCGCTGCCAACCTTTGGGGTGGTGCGGCTGGACGCGACTGGTTCCGCGCTCTCTACGCTCAGTTGGAGCGTGAAGAACTGGAGGAAGATGAATCCCCAGACGACAAGATTTCTGCGGATGGCAACAACGCCGTCAGCGAAAATGGCAAAGTTTCTTTGCCGCAACCAACACAACAACCCGACACAAATATGTCCGATAGCACTACTGTGACGGCTGCGGCTGCTCCTGCCGCTTCCGTTGATCTCACCGCGATTCTTGCTAAGCTCTCCGCTTTGGAGGCTTCGATCAAATCGCCCACCGCCGCTCCCGCTCCTGAGCCGGTGCGCCCCATTATCGAGAACCTCGGCAACCCGTTGATGGAGAAGCACAAGAGCCTCCGCGCTGGTGCAGAGCGTAAGGGTTTCTTGATTCAGAACCACAGCGAGTTGCTGCGTCAGTCGCGCTTGATCGCTCCCCAGAACGCGAACACTTTCGCTGCCGGTCTGGTTGTCGATTACCTCGCTGATTCGGTGATTACTGTTGCGACTACGAAGCTGGCCATGATTGCCAATTTTACGCGCAACGTTGGTCTGGATAACTTGCGCCCCCGCGCTACCGTTCAGGTCAAAAAGTTCACTGGTGGCGATGACGCTCAGGACAACCTGACGGACTTCGAGAACAACTCTAACAACGAGTCCATTCTGGCTGCTACCTCGGTGACTGTTAACCAGATCACCAAAACTTTCACCGTCACTCAGCAGGAACTGAATCAGGGTTTCCAGTTGGCTGATCTCGCTCAGGGTTCCGCTGAGATCTTCGCTCTTGCAATTAGCAAGAAGGTCACCGCTCAGATGACCGCTGCTCTGTTTGGTGCTGGTACTGTTATTGGTACTGCTGCCAACTTTGATTCTAGCGACCTCCCTGCGATCTTGGCTCTTGCCAAGAATTACCGCCAGAAGTTGCTTCTGTTGGATGGTGGACACTTGGCTCGCCTCATGTTCTCGGGTCAGCTCACAGCTGCCGCTGGAACCAACCCGTTCCCTGATGCGCGCTACGGCCCCCTGAACAACGGCTATTTCGGATTCGCGAACATCTTGGAGCAGAACGACTGGAGTGGAGCTATTGCGAACACCGCTGGTTTCGTCTGTGGTCAGGACGCTATTGCGGTTGCGAGCGGTCTTCCGGTTGGGATGATCGCTGGTGAGTTCGTTGAGCAGCGCACTGTTGAGTTGAGCAACGGTCTGTCTGTGTTGCTCTCTGTGTGGTATAGCCGCGCTTCCCGCGCTCACATGGCGTCCTACGACATCATGTTTGGTGCTGCTGCTGCGGACACGACGCAGGCTGAGGTTCTCATCACCGCTTAATCCTTAAGGATATGCGTATCGCAACCACCGTAGCAGTGGACAAGAACGGCAAGAGTAAGCTCGTTTCTGGTCCCGATATTGACGCGAGTCTCCAACGCGACAATTTCAACACTGTTTCAGTTCCCGAGGGAGGCAAGCTCATCTTGTGGGTACAAGGAGCCTTAGCACCGAAAGTTCGAAAAGGTTAACAAACCGAAATTGGGGAGGTTGCTGGAAAGTTCCGGTGACCTCCCCTCTAACCGAAAGACAAAATGGCCGTTCAAGCAGACATTTCAACCGAGTACAGCATGGGCCGAGAAGGCTTCGAGCTGTTCACCACTACCGCAGCGCAGACCGGCGCTTGGTCTGGCTTGATCCCGATTGAGCCGACGGTGTTCACGTCGATCACCGGACACCGCATTGCCGGAACGTGGACCTCCAAGACGATTCCCGCTGGAACCCCGCTGGTTGGCAACATCACCGGCTTCCAGATCTCCAGCGGCTCTGTGGTGGCGTTTAACGCTCGCGCCTAAATGATTTCACTCGGAACATCAATCAACAGGACACGATCTGTAAGCCAGATCATGCCCGAGCCTCCGATCATGCGGAGGGATGTTCTGCAAGAGGACGAGACCTTCCTGCTTCAGGAAGATGGTGTGAGCAAACTCGTCATTTCATTTGGTACATTCGACAGCATCGTGCTGGAGGATGGAACCAGTTTCCTTTTACAAGAAGACCTCGGCAAATTCATTCTAACCGTTTACTGATATGGCAGACTCAAAGATTACAGCACTGACGGCGTTGACCGCCGCCGATCCCGCCAATGACATGATCCCTATTGTGGACGTGTCAGATACGCCACCAGCGTCAGGGAATACAAAGCGAATCTCGATCAATAACATCCTCGCTTGCTCTCCCACCGCCACCCTCGCCTCCGCCACCATCACCGGCGATCTGACGGTGGCGACGAGTGTTCTAAAGGTTGATTCTGCTAACACGCGAGTTGGAATCAATACCACCACAATCAATGGTGGCCCTTTCAACGTTAAAATCTCGTCTGCAATCGACGCAAAGTTTGTTGTTCAGGATGGTTTTACCACTGGAAACGTGCGCCTTGCTGCTGTTGATAACGCTTACACCGCTTACAAGATAATGGACTACAGCGCGTTGTCCCATGCTTGGTACAACAGCGGCTCCACCGCCATGACCCTGAACTCCACGGGGCTGGGCGTGGGGGGAAGTCCTGACACCGGACTTTTTACTGTTGGTTCAACCGGAATCACATCGGCGACTACACCGTCGATGCGGATTGTCAGCAACAAAGCCACGTTTGTCATCACCTCAGATGGCGCGACAAACGCTGCTGGAACCACGATCAATTATTCATGGGCCAACGGTGGACAAGGACCGCTGATCTTCCGCAATGCGGCGATTGCGAACGTGATGACTCTGGACTCCTCCGGCAACGTCGGCGTGGGGGTTACGCCGAGTGCGACGGACTCAACATATTACCAATCACTTGAAATTTCGCGTGTTGGACAGGGTTTGACTGGTACCAAGAACGCGCTTACTTCATCGCCAAACTCATGGTTGTCGAACAATAGCTATGCCACCTATTCCGCTGGCATTGTTTGGAACTATGCGGTCAGCCAGCCAGCAGCGCAGTACCGATTGCTGGACGCAGCGCATTTGTGGTACACAGCTCCATCAGGCACCGCTGGCAACGCCATCACCTTCACTCAAGCAATGACCCTCGATGCGTCGGGAAATTTGCTGGTGGGTCTTACCACAGCCGGAACCACCGCTGCTAAGACTATCCAGATTGCCAACGGAACCGCTCCGACTGCTAACGTCACTGGCGGCCAACTCTACGTCGAAGCCGGTGCGCTGAAATTCCGTGGATCTTCTGGCACCATCACCACAATCGCAGCCGCTTAATTTAAACGACTATGCCTACCATCCTCTGGATCATCGAACGCCTTCTCGTTAAGCCCATCGAAGGCTCACTCACCGATGTCGTCATCACCGCCGACTGGAGGTGCAACGGCACTCAGGATCAATACAGCGGCACCTGCTACGGCAGCGCGTCGTTCGCTCCGCCGAGTGGATCGTTCACGCCTTACGAGGATCTGACCGAAGCGCAGGTGCTGGATTGGTGCTTCGCTTCTGGAGTCGATCAGACCGCCATCGAGGCGAACGTCTCCGCGCAGATCGCTGACCAGATCAACCCTCCGATCATCGCTCCGCCGCTGCCGTGGGTTGAGCCTGTGATGATCGTGCCTCCGATGCTGCCTCAGGTTGAGCCGGTTTTGGTTGCGGAGCCGGCCACCGTTGTCGAAGCTCCTGCCGCATGATTAAGATCG